CGGAATATCTTCGCTCCCGACTAGCCCGTCACGCATTCTTGAAGACGCCACAGCGGCAAACTTAGGAAGCGTCGTTGTGCTTGGGTTTGACGCAGACGGCGGGGAGTATTTCGCTTCCAGTGAAGCGGATGGCGCGCAAGCGTTGTGGCACCTCGAACGCGCAAGGCACAAGTTGATGCAGGTCGTTGATAGGATGTCCGGCGATGGGTAGCTACCGGAAGCACTCAAATTCAAACAGCTATTCCACCTAAGCCCACACAAACAAATTGACCCTCAATCTAGGGCGGTTTATAAATCCCAAATCCGCCCCATTAATGGAACCCTACCCTATGACTGTTTCCCTCGAAACCCAACAGCGCATTGCTGAACTCCGCGAGAAGGGCCGCCAAGGCACCATGACTCTCGATGACTGCAAAGAAGCCATCGCCTTCCTCCGCCAGGAACGTCTGGCTATGCCGCAGTCAAAGTCTTCCCCTCGGACTAAGGCGGCTGTCCCCAACGCCGACGACCTTCTCAAAGACCTCGGACTCTGACTGTAACTCCCGCAAAAAGGAACCTGCCCATGTATATCTCTTGTGTCTACCTTTCGACCTTCGCACAGACGACTCCAATCACGGGTCACTTCGAAATCAAGAGCGCCTCGCTTCAGACTAAGATCGAGTTCTCGGCGGACGAAGCCGCAGCTATTCAGGAACTCTGTGCGAAGGCTCTCGACCGCTTCCGCGCTGCCGCTGCTCAAGAACTCCTCTCGGCGTCGATCACCGCCCCGCAGCTCGAAGCCCCGAAGCCTGAAATCGAAGAAGGCGACTTTGAAGAGGTGTCGGAATGACCGAACGTCCTTTCTTCCCTGTCGCCATTGACTCGACCATGCTCGGGTCTTTCCGCTCCTGCCCGCAGAAAGCCTTCCGCCAGTATATCCAACACTGGAAGCCCGCCGCCGAGTCTGTCCACCTTGTCGCGGGAGGAGCCTTTGCTGATGGCATCGAAGCCGCGCGCCGCGCTTACTACGAACAGGGTCTTTCCGTCCCGGATTCCGTCGCAGCAGGCCTTTCAGCCCTGGTCCTCAAATATGGGGATTTCCAGTGCCCTGCCGATAGCGCCAAGTCTCTCGAACGGACAGCCGGTGCCCTCGAATTTTACTTCGAGAACTACCCCCTCGACGGCAGCCATGCTAAGCCCGTTCAGTTCTCCAACGGCAAGTCCGGCATTGAATTTTCCTTCGCAGTTCCGCTTCCCATCAACCACCCCGTAACCGGCCATCCCCTTCTCTACACCGGGCGCTCTGACATGATCGCAGAGTCTTACGGCGGTATCTATATCTACGATGAAAAGACCACCTCCTCCCTCGGACAATCCTGGGCGAAGCAGTGGGATATGCGCTCGCAGTTCACGGGATATTGCTGGGCGGCGCGGGCCTACGGTATCCAAGCCGCCGGGGTCGTCGTTCGCGGTGTCTCGATCCTGAAAACAAAATACGACACCCAGGAAGTCATGACCTACCGCTCTGACTATGAAGTCGATCGGTGGCTGGACCAGACCTGCCGCGATATCGAGCGCATGATCGGGAACTGGCAGGGAGATTATTGGGACTACAATCTCGATCACGCTTGCACTGAATACGGCGGCTGCGCCCTCACCACTGTCTGCAAGTCGCCCGATCCTGAAACCTGGCTGAACCAATACTTCACCCAACGAGTCTGGAACCCTCTCGCCCGCGAGGAGCAGTCCCTCGAAGCCTACAACTCCTATCTCCAGGCTTTCACCGATGAAGCTTAATCAGCGCTGGGAAATCCCCGGCAGACCTCTTCCAATCTACTTCACCCCCGAACATCAGAGGTTCTGCGCTTGGTCGTCGTTCTGGTTCTGCGGGGAGTGCGGTAAGCGTTACGCCGAAGTTCGATCGTGGATTGACGATCGACCGGCTATCTGGCGCGCGGTTACTGGTTGTTGTCCCGACTGCCGGGGGTCGAAGTGGTCCATCCCCGGCAGTCTCGAAAACCTCACGCTAGTCCAGTGGAACCTCGCGCCCGAAGAAGTCCTCCGTTACCAACTTCGCTGCGAACTTTCCTATCTCTCCAGTCCCGACCACCCACACAACCAAAAGGATTTTTAATGGAACTCGCGCCACCCTTCACCCTCCCCGGCGTCAACGTCCTGCTCATGGGACCGTCCGGCACAGGTAAGACCTACTCCATTGGAACTCTCGTAGACCTTGGAGTCGAAGTATTCTATCTTGCCCTTGAGTCCGGTATGGAGTCCCTGCTCGGCTACTGGACTGACAACGGCAAGGAAGTCCCTTCCAACCTCCACTGGCACAAGGTCTCCGCGCCCACCGCCTCCTTCACCGATATGATCGCTAATGCGAAGAATATCAATATGCTCAACCTCGACTCGCTGGCGAAAATGTCCGACCCGAACAAGTCGAAGCATAACCAGTTTATTTCCCTCCTCGAAGCCCTCAACAACTTCCCCGACGACCGAACTGGTGAGAAATACGGCCCGGTCAACTCTTGGGATCAGTCCCGCGTCCTTGTCGTTGACGGCGCGACGGGTATCTCCCAGTGCGCTATGGCTCTCGTCGTCGGCGGTAAAGCCGTCCGCAACCAGTCCGATTGGGGCATCGCTCAGGATCAAGTCGAAAAGCTTGTCCGAATGCTTTGTGATAACTGCGCCTGTCACTTCATCCTCCTCGCCCACGTCGAGCGCGAAACTGACGCGATCCTCGGAGGGGTTAAGCTCATGGTCTCCACTCTCGGCAAAGCCCTCGCGCCGAAACTCCCCGCCATGTTCTCAGATGTTATCCTAGCCGAGCGGACTGGCGATGAATGGGCTTGGAATACCGCCTCGGCTATGGCAGATATCAAGACCCGCAACCTCCCGATCAAATCCGACAACCCCCCTTCTTTCAAAGCCATTTTCGAAAAGTGGCTTGCACGCAATTCCAAATAGCCCGCCCAGGGACGACGGGTTATCTCGAACCAAGTCCCAGAATGCTGTGAACCCTAACTAAGGAACTCTATTATGTCTTTTGATCCCAACACCTTCCTCAATGCCACCTTCGACGAAACTAACGACACGAAGATCACCCCCTGCCCGGCTGGCGAATACCTCGCTATGGCGGATAAGGTCGAAATCAAGCCCTGGGCTTCCCGCGACGGCTCGTCGTCGGGCCTGAAGCTCTCGATCCTTTGGGAAATCCAGGACGAGAACGTCAAGGCCCTGCTCGGCCGCGATGTTGTCAAGGTTCCCCAGGACCAGATGCTCGACCTCACCGACACCGGAGCCTTGGACTTTTCCAAGGGCCGCAACGTCGGCCTTGGGCGCCTCCGCGAAGCTCTCGACCTGAACACCCCTGGTCAGCCGTTTTCCTTCGGCATGATTCAGGGCCGTCTGGCCAAGGTCATCGTCTCCCACCGACCTGTCGGTGAAGACCTCTACGCGGAGATTAAGAAGATCGCCAAGGCTTCCTAAGCCTATCGGTCACAACGGCAGCGGGGAAGAGGACGGCTTCCCCGCTGTTTTTGCCTTAGAGGTGGATCAAATGCTTATAGAAATCTCGAAGTTCCTACGAGAAACTGGTATGTCGGAGACAACTCTCGGGAGGAAGTTCAACGGCGACCATCGACTGGTTAAAGACCTCCGCAATGGGCGGGAACTTCGACCCGCGACCCAAGCCCGCCTCCGCGCCTGCATGCAAACCTATAAGGAGAATGCCAAGTGACAAAGCCTATCCCCTTCTCCGAACTTATTATCTCCGAGAACCGGCAGAGGAAAGAGTTTGATCCTGAGGCTCTGACTGACCTAGCGAACTCGATTTCGGCGCTGGGCCTCCTGCACCCCATAGTTGTCCGTGAGACCCCCACCGGGCCGGTTCTAGTGGCTGGTGAGCGCCGATTGCGCGCCCTAGAGACTATTTGGCTCCTGGGCGATGGCGCGCGTTGTAACGGCCTCCAGTTCGCCCCCTACGAAGTTCCCACCATCACCCTTGGTGAACTCTCCCCCCTCGAAGCAGAAGAGGCCGAACTCGATGAAAATCTCAAGCGCCGCGACCTTACTTGGCAAGAGCGGTCAGAAGCCCTGGCGCGTCTCCATCGACTACGTAATGCTCAGGCAGACGCGGTGGGAGAAAGCCACTCCATCCGTGATACGCTGCTCGAAATCGAAACTACTGATTATGCCAAGGACCGTCAGTCGATCCTCCTTGCTGACCATCTATCCAATCCCATCGTGGCCGGAGCTAAGAACGAAAAAGAAGCGTTTAAAGCTCTCAAGCGCGAAGAGGATTCGCGGAAAAATCGTGCCTTGGCAGAGACTGTCGGTGCTAGCTATAACTCCGCCGTTCACGAACTGCACCACACTGACTGTCTTGAGTGGCTGGCACGATGCCCAGACAATACGTTCGATGTTGTCCTTACCGATCCTCCGTATGGGATGAATGCTCAGAGCTTCGGCGACGGCGCGGGGAGGCTGGTGGCTTCCGAACACCACTATGACGATAGCCCGGAAGCTTGGCGTAAACTCATGTCCAAGTTCTGCCCCGAAGCCTACCGAGTCTCGAAGCCTCAGGCTCATGCCTATATCTTCTGCGACCTCGACCGCTTCCACGAACTCAAGACCATCATGCAGGCAGCTGGCTGGTATGTCTTCCGAACTCCGCTGATTGTCCATAAGCTAGGCTCCGGGCGAGTTCCGCTTCCCGAACATGGCCCGCGCCGCCAGTATGAAATCATCCTCTACGCCATCAAGGGCGATCGCCCTGTCACTGGAATCTACTCCGACGTTATCCCTTGCCGTCTTGAAGAGAACACCGGCCACGGTGCGAATAAGCCGATCGAACGCTATGTCGATCTTCTCAAGCGCTCTACCCGTCCGGGTGATACGGTCCTCGACGCCTTTGCAGGTTCCGGGACCATCTTCCCAGCCGCGCACCAGTGCAAACTCTACGCAACAGGACTTGAACTAAACCCGGAATACTACGGCCTGAGCGTCAAGCG